GCATACCAAGGATCTTCAAAGGGACAGACTGGGTATGCTGATAATAATAGTTACTATAGATTTTCATATCCAAACTATTATAAGAGACCTATTCTCATTCACAAGTTTGAAAGAAATCTTTTGCAGAAGGATAGTTACAACACATCAAAAAATGGAGCAGTAAAAAGTGGTGTTGTAAAGAAAGCAAATGAAGTTCCAATAGTTTCATATATGTTTCTTGAAGCATTTCCTCTCAATGTTCAAGCGATTCCACTTTCATATGAAGGAACTGATATAACTAAAGTCTCAGTCAATTTTAGTTACACTAGATATATGACTACTAAGAATGCTGGTCCAGGAAAAACCGCTAGTGATGTTGCTAAAGATGAGGTAACTAAGGACTTTAAAAATCCATATTTTGATGAAGTTTCTGGTGGCAATTTCGTTCCATTTAGCACAGACTTTAATCTTGGTTTGAGTGAGACACCAACATATAACTTCAATGAGAATCCATTCAATATGGAGTATCAACCAGCGATGAATGATTTTAGTAATTTATCTGGGTTAGATTTGGGGATAGATTATTCTAACTATTCATTCGATAGTTTTAACATCTGATAACACATCTAAATAATTTTACTGAAACACCTATAGGATATTATGCCTTTACCAAAAATTGCTACGCCCACTTATGAGTTGGCAATCCCCTCAACAGGAAAGAAAATTAAGTACAGACCTTTTCTAGTTAAGGAAGAAAAAATTCTTATTCTTGCATTGGAAAGTGAGGATGTAAAACAAATCACAAATGCAATCAAAACAATCCTCAAAGATTGTATTTCAACAAGAGGCGTGAAGGTAGAAGATCTTTCGACCTTTGACATTGAATATATCTTCTTGAATATTCGTGGTAAGTCTGTTGGTGAATCTGTAGATCTTGTCGTCACTTGTCCTGATGATGAAGAAACAACAGTTCCAGTGAAAGTTTATATTGATGAAATTGAAGTTCAAACAGATCCAGATCATTCTAGGGATATCAAACTGGATGACACCTTGACTTTGAGAATGAAGTATCCAACTCTTTCTCAATTCATTTCTAATAATTTTGATTTCAGTGGAAATGATAATGATAGTGTTGAGCAGTCATTTGAAATGATTGCTACTTGTATGGATCTTGTATATAATGATGAAGAATCTTGGGCAGCGTCTGATTGCACTAAAAAAGAATTGACATCTTGGATTGAAACTTTAAATACAAAGCAGTTCCAAGAGATTGAAAAGTTCTTTACTACTATGCCTAAACTTTCCCACACGATTAAAGTTACCAATCCAAATACGAAGGTCGAAAATGAGGTAACGTTGGAGGGTTTACAGAATTTTTTCGCTTGATTATGGCTCATATTAGTCTTGAGTCATATTTTAAAATTAATTTTGGTTTGATTCAGCACCATAAATATTCTTTAACAGAGATTGAAAACATGATCCCTTGGGAAAGAGATGTTTATCTTGGTATGCTAAATGAGTACATTGAATCTGAAAACTTGAGGATTAGACAACAAAACGCAAGTTCGGGATAAATGCTTAAAAACATTTTTAAGTTTAAAAATCTTTCTAAAAAAATATCGCCATCCAAGGGAGGGGCGATGAATTTTGTTTCTGGCAATAATGATTCAGAAACAAGTGCTTCTGGTGCCAGGGTAAGACCTAAAACACCTAAGGCCTCTATCATTAATAACTTAAGTAAATTAGATTCAAACCAATCAAACGCATTTGATTTTCTAGATTTCTTTGGAAGAAAGAGAACAGAATTAAGACTTAGAAATTCTATAAAGAGATTAAGGAATTCTTTAGTTACCACTTTTGATATCGCTGCCTTATTGAAGTCGATCATAAATGGTATCTTTAAAAAATTAGAAAAAATTAAAGATCTCAAGGGTGGTCGTGGCGGCGGTGGGTTGTTCGGTGCATTATTTGGTATACTTAAAAATTTAATTGGAAATTTTGGATCTACTTTATTGGGATGGTTAGGTGGAATACTAAGAATGATTCCTGGTCTTGGTGGATTAGTGTTGCCTGGTTTACTGATTGGTGGAACATTGTTTGCTGCTGGTGCAGTTCTTCCAAAAATGTTCCCTGGATTGACTACAACCGAAACAGATGCGGATGTTGATCAAAATATAGAAGAACAAGGTGGACAAGCAACTGCTGATGCACTGAGACAAGAGCAAGCAGAGAAGAAAGCGAATAGAAACTTTTTAGAAAACTTCCTCTATGGAACTGTGATGGGAGAGGATGCTGAGTATGAGCAGCAGATAAGAAGAGCAGAGGAATCAGCAGCAGCCACAGGAGTAGAAACTTCGGGTGGTATGGCAACATTCCGTGAAGATAATGAAGAGAATGCTGCCTTACAAAGATCGTTTGCTAACAATGGAAGTGTAACATCAACTACACCACTACTTCCTGGAATGAAAGGCCGCCTCCCTACAACCCCAGATATGGAAAGTGATGAGCAAGAGATGCTCTTAAAACTGATGGTTGCGGAAGCAGGTGGAGAAGGTGAGTTAGGAATGGCAGCGGTAGGAAGATCGGTAATGAATAGAGCAGGACTTATTCAGAGTGGCGAAGTTGGTTCTGGCACATTTATGTCAAAAAGTGGTTCAGTTTCTGATGTCATCACTGCAAGAAAGCAATATCAACCAGTTGTTAATGGACAAGTGATGCAAGATGGAGGTACAACTAATCGAGAACTCACACCTCAAGAAAGGCAAAGAGCACTAAGAGCATTAGAACTTGCAAAAAATACTGAGGCACTGAAAGAAAGATTCCGAGCACAAGGAATGTCAGAATCTCAGGTTAGAAATATGATGGGTGCGACTGGATTTAGAACCCATAACGCATATTATGATCAATCTCAGGAAGTAAATGTAACTGAGATGGGAGGACATCGTTTTAATACTGCTGGAAATCAAAAACTTACAATACCTGAAGTGAAGATAGATGTATCGCAACAGCAGATAGAACAATCTTCTGTACAACCACAACAAAGGCAAGAAGTTTCTTCTGCACAAGTTCCTATGGTTGATACTGCTCCTAGTGAATCCGGTAATATTACATTCTTACCACTTCCAATAGGAGAGCAACAGCAACAATCAAGTGATCCCTCTTTGCTGCCAACTTCTGCACCGGGAGGAGGATCACCAACTATTGCATTCTACTCACCTTCTAATCCAGATAGTTATGGTGGTTTATCCACAAAACTCATCTATAGTATCGTTGACGCATAAGTAAAATGAAGACACTTATTAAGTCACCACTAAAAAACGCTGCCAATAATATTGTTAAAATTGGATCTACTCCAAATGCTAGAAAAATTAAGTCTTTAGACTTTGATAGGCCTAGGGAGAATGAGACATTTATAAAATGGATTGAAAGTAGTTCAAAAATATTTGAATCGGTAGACTTACCAAACAAAAAGGAACTTAAAAAACTAGCAGACTTTGATGTTATCGGAGGTGGCGGAGGACTTGCTGGACTTCTAGCAGCACTTGGTGGTTTAGGTCTCAGTCTTACTGGAGGTTTTGGTTTACCAAGGTTACCAAGATTTGGTAGATTTAAATCACCTAAAACCAAAAGACCTAAAAACAAAAGCAATAAAAATACAGGAAGACCTGGAGGAAGACCTGGATCTCTAACTGGGAGACCACGAACTGACTCTAGAGGGAATCAAATTGCTCGTCGTGGAGCACAGTATAGAAGTCAACTTGGAAGGATTTTAAGACCAGGACAAACACCTGCGGGTCTTACAATGGGACCTAGACCTGGATCTCTGCAAAGTAGATTTGCTTCCGCCAGAGCAAATATGCAGACTGGAACTCTCTTCGGTGGTCGTGGAGCGGCACTTCAAAGAGGATTATATAATGCTCCTGGAAGACTACAGAGGGGAGTACAAGCATCAAGACAAGCGATATCGAGAGTAACTCAACCAGTAACTACAAGATTGTCTGCAGCTCGTGGTGGTATCAGTAAAGCGATCAGTCCTTTTAAGACAGCATTAAAGGGTGTATCTAGAATTCCAATCATTGGATCACTGCTTGCTGGTGTCTTTACTTATTTTGAAGATGAGAATGGAGATGGAATACCAGATAGAAACTTAAACAAAGCATTATTTGTTTCAGGCGGAACTGCTATTGGTGGACTTTTAGGATCCTTTATTCCCATTCCCATATTGGGAACTTTGATGGGAACCCTTATTGGAGAATATGCTGGAGGATTATTTTATGAATTGATTCAAGGTCGAGGAGCAGAGTTCGTCGGCAAAAAATTCCAAGATGATATGAAGAAACTTTTGAGTGCTGGGCAAGCAGTTGTTAATTGGGCAGGGAGAGGTTTTAAAAGATTGTATGAAGGATTTCCTAAACTTAATGTTTTTGGAATAGGTGAAGTCATTAATCCTTTTAAAATGCATGAGGGTGTTTTGAAACTACCAAAAGCATTTTTCTCAGATGCTCCAATGAATGAGACAAAGGCAGAAGAATCAGAAAGATTAAAGAAAGAAGAAGAGGAAAGGAAAAAGCAACAGCAACAGCGGGAGGAGGAACAAAGGAACAGATCAGAAGCAATACAAGATGAAGAGCAGTTACCATATACTACTACTGAAGACGGTGAAGTTGTTCCTACTATGGCATCATTCCGTGAAGACAATGAAGAGAATGCTGCATTGCAAGCTGAAAATCAATCTATGGTAAGTGGATTGGGTCTAGTTAATCCAACACCTATGACAGATTTAGCAACACAGAAAGGAGGTTATGCTGCTGATACTGGACTTGATATTCATGGAAATATTGGTGATCCTATTGTGTCTCCGGTTGACGGTGTATTGGAATATGCAGAAGAAGGGCACACTGCTCAGGCAAATCAGGATTCAGATCCAACCACCCCTGGATTCCAACCACAACATAGTTTTAGAATAAGACTTAACAAACCTTTCTCATATAATGGAAAAACTGTGAGATTCATTTACGGTACTCACTTGGCAACTTTAGACAAAGCTGTTGCAAATAAATTTGATATTCCAATTAAGAAAGGTCAGAGACTTGGAACTATGGGTCAGGCGAATAACGTTCCACACTTACATTTAGGTTTAGTTGGTGACAGAGCACAGACAGAATTCTTAAATTTCAATGAAGTCAAAGGAGCGTTATTAAAGAACAGAGCGGTGCAAGCAAGATCTACCTCTCCTCAAGTTCCTTTGCCAGCGACTACCGCCGCCACTCAATCAAATAGTGTAGTTGTTATTCCACAACAGCAGCAGAATCAACAGTCAGGATCTCAGATTATACCCATTCCTATGAATGGTGGTTCTCGTTCTCAAGGTGCAGATCAAATGTCTGCAGGAGTATCTGAGTCAGACGTATTAAATAGTTTGTGGCAAACACTCCTTCTTACTAAATTGTCAGAATAATGCCGAATATACTTCAAGGTTTAGAATATAATACAGTCTTCGTACAATCTCTAGATGGTGAAAGATCTGTTGACTTAACAAATGGTCTTATATCTACAGACTACTTTGAGGATCTATTAGAACCTTGTGTCACTGCAGTTTTAACTGTGATTTCTTCATATAATATTATCGAAGCGTTGCCTATTCGTGGTGGCGAGTTAGTTAACATACAGTTGAAAACACACGCTGGACCTTTTGAAAAACTGTTTAGAGTTTATAAGGTAAGCAATCAGAGCACAGATAAAGCGAAAACAACATTCCAGTTGCATTTGGCTCCGGATGAATACTTTAATAACGAACTTACTAGATGTGTCAAAAAATATCAGAAACTTCCAATCAGTTCTCATGTCAGGGATATCTTACAGAATATACTAAAGACGCAAGATATTGGTATAATAGAAGAGACTTCGAACTCATATTCCTTCATAGGTAATACTAAAAAACCACTCCATACTTTGCAGTGGTTGGGTCCGAAGTCAGTTTCAGTAGTAACAAAAAAGAGGGGTTCAAAAGGAAAGGATGGTACAAAAGATGGCGACTTAAAAGGAACTGCTGGGTTTCTTTTTTATCAGAATAAAGATGGATTTAATTTTAGAAGCATAGACACTCTAGCATCTAAAACAAAAACGCAAGAAGCAAGTTCTGATGATGAAAAGATACTAACTTATACTTCTGGAGAAGTCATCAAACAAGAGAATGAAGTTGGAACACCTGATGGTCTTAAGATCATTCAATACGTTTTTGAAAAAAATATTGATTTGAGAAAGTCATTGAGAGTTGGTATGTATTCTGCTCTAAGTTATCACTATAATCCTGTAACTCAATTAGTTTCAGCGTATAGATATTCACTTAGAGATGAAATTGAGTCTTCCGAAAAACTTGGATCAGAAGATAAGATTCAAGTCTTTGGGGGTTTTGGTGGCCCATCTAGAGTTTTCTTTAGTGTAAACGACAATGGAGTTCTTTCCTCCAACGGAGGCGAGGAAGAATCTGGTAGAGATCGTGGAGACATTGCCAAGTCCTTTGCTAGATATAATTTAATGTTTACACAGGCACTAAATATTCTCATACCATGCAATACAGATCTTAAAGTCGGAGATATAATTCGTTGTAGTTTGCCTGATCTGAAAATGGGAAAGGCAACAAAGACGGATGGAGAAAAAAGTGGTCTCTATCTAATTAAAGAATTGAGACATCATTTTGAACCTAATCAAATGACTACCTCACTAAAACTAGTAAGAGATTCTTACGGTTTTAAATAACCTAAAGGAGGAAACAAATGGAAAACATCGAAGCACATATCAAGAAGGACAAAGAGATCCTTCAAGATCCTACAACCAATCCACAAATGCGTCGTCATATTGAAGGCGAACTGCATGATCTAGAAGAGTATGTGGAGCATCATAAAAAAGAAATCGAAGCAGGAGATCATCACGATCCAAACTATTTGGAATTGTTCTGTGATCAGAATCCTTCAGAACCAGAGTGTCTTATTTACGACGACTAAGAAATAATGATTGACGAGTCTTTACTAAAATCTAATTTCACTGGAAGAGACGGATTCACTTGGTGGATCGGTCGAGTCGCTAATCATAAGTTTTGGAAACAAACTGATGAGATTATGACTCAGAGTGGAGCAAAAGGTCATAGAGTAAAGGTCAGGATCATTGGTTATCACCCCTGGAATACAGAAGAGTTGCCAGAAAATGACTTACCATGGGCAGAGGTACTAAACTCTCCTAACGTTGGTTCTGGTCAACTGTCAAGGGGTGAGACCATGAACCTGGTTGGAGGAGAGACTGCGGTTGGTTTCTTCATGGATGGTGAGGAGGCACAACAACCTGTTATATTTGGTCTCCTTCATAGACAAGGTAATGTTCCAGATTCAATTAAACCACAAGAAGCAGCAGTTGGTAAGACAGGATTTGAAGTTCATACTGGAGTTGAACTTCAAAAAGCCACTGATCGGATATCACCAACACTCGCTCAAATTAGTGAAGACAATCCTGCAGGATCCATACTTAAAACTGCTTCGGAAATTACAGGAGATGCAGAAAAAGCGGATGTCAATAAGACACCGACAACAGAGTTTGATCCGAGAAAGATTAGTGCAGCGGCCGCTGCGTTTGAGAAGATGACTACAGAGGAGGTTACATCATCAGGAACATGTGGTGATACTTCCATTGGGCAAATAACTCAAGTACTTACAGACTTCATCGCTCTAACAAATAGTGTAGAGAAAACAATCAATGGTTTCGTTGATCCAGTTCTGAATGAAGTCGTTGATATGACTTATCAGGCGAAGAAGGCTGCTAAAAGAGTCATGGGCATTATTAAAATGGTCATGAATCAAATTAGAGATGGTTTGATTTCTAAGTTAAGTCTACTCTTTAGTACGTTTTTGGGTGGAATTAATACTTTCAATCCAGCAGAATTTATAACGACTCCCATAGCACAGAAGGGATTCATGAAAGTTCTTGCTCTTCTGTTTTGTATCTTTGAAAAATTACTTGATTCTCTTTTATCATTTCTACAGAATTTATTTGATTCATTGATTGGAAGTCTTATCAATGGACCTATTTGTGCTGTGGAGCAATTTACATCTGGTATCCTTGCAAAGGTCATGGATGCCCTGGAAAAGGGATTAGAACCAATTTTAGAAGGACTGGATTGGTTAATGGGTGGAGTGGGAAAAGTAAAAGACGTTCTTGCTCAAGTAAGTAGTTTAGCAACTCAAATTTTAAGTTTCATTGGTTGTGATGGATTGAAATGTACTACTCCAAGTAAATGGATATCCACAATGAATGGATCAATAGAACTTGCAGCAGATGATTGGCAGAAACAAGTTAGTAACATTAATGTTTTTAAGCAGGCAAATACAGAATTAACTCGAATTGAAAGAGATGCACAGGCAGGTATCACTGATTTATTTGCAAATGATGGAGTAGGAGAAAATGGATATAAGAGTAAAAATTATAGAGGACAAGATCTCGATAAGATTCTAAAAAGAGTTGATAAACTTACTGGTGGAAAGTCCAGCAAGTTGTTTAATAAAGGATTGGATTCAATTGAGGCAGCCATTGCCACTAGTAGTTTATTTGGAGAAGATAATGAGTTGTTCAATGCATGTAATAATAGACGCAAGAATCCACAAGATCAAGGTGATATAATACCGATGCCTATGGGTTGGGTCTATGGAACTTGTATACCACCGAAGGCAAAGATTCTCAGTGAAAGTGGAAGAGGCGCTGAACTTAGGACAATTGTTGGTAATAGAGGAGAAATTTTCTCAGTCGAAGTTATTTCTGGTGGAAGAAACTATCTTCAGAAAGAAACCTCATTGGTGATTGTTGATAACAGTAATCATGGTTCTGGTGCATCCGTGATTCCTAAAATTGTGGATGGAAAAATTCAATCAGTTATAGTCAAGAAAGGTGGTCGTGGATACTGTCCTAATACCCCCGGCGCTGACACTGGTCCCACTACTGGGCCTTTCCCAGATCCAACATATGGAATTCCATGTGACACAACTAATGATTGTCCAGAGGGTTATGTTTGTGTTGATGGTCAATGCTTACCAGGATTACCTTGTGATGTTACTGCAGATTGTCCTGATGGATATCAATGTGTTAACGGAAGGTGTGTTCCGATTGTACCGACAGGAATTGGTACAAATGTAGTTGGAGTTGTTACTTCCATTGAACCAATTGGCCCTGGTATTGGATATACTGGCGGAGAGGATGTATTCATTGGAGAAGTTCCATGCCCACAATGTATTGTTGGAGTGTCTACCATCAATGGTAGCATCACCGGTATTGATCTCAATGGATTTAATGTTGAGTTTACAATCCAACCTCAAGTCAGTATCTATAGTGATACTGGTATTGGTGCTGAACTTATCACTATCATGAAGTATAAGGAACAGTTTACAACAGATACCAATGCAGGACCAAGAAGAAGACTGGTTGGAATTACAAGTGTGGTTGATTGTATCGGAATTGATACTCCGCTCATTGGATACGTGAATGGTGAACCTTACTACGGACCATATCACGTCCACCCAGAAAAAGGGGTCAAAATGGTAGGGGATAGACATGTGTCTACTCCTCATGATATAATATATGATACTGTTGAAGAAAGTTTGGGTGGAAATGTAATTATTTCCTCCACATCTGAACCTGAGTCTGAAACAACAACTCAGACTGAATCAATTAACACCGCACCTACTACAGTGCAACCTACACCAGTGGTTGATACAACGCCAACGCCAGCAACAACACCGGCACCAACCCCAACCCCAACTCCAACAGATACACCAATAAATACGAATACGAACACTAACACCAATACGAATACTGGTAACAATCAGGGCGGAGGATCCTACGGTTATTAACTATGAACGAAGAAGAAGTTAAAAAACTAATCGCAGAGAAACTTGATGAGTTTCAAACTGATTTCTACAAGAGAAGTTATCCTGGTTTCAATATTGAATCTAGAACTAAAACTCTCAAGCATGGAGATACTGAATTTGCATTGACCACTGACGGTGGTCAGGGCCTTCATTTTTATGAGCAGGGAAACTGTAAAATGAATGGTAAAAAATCAGTAGAAATTGTCGGAGGCCATAGCGCAACGACAAAAGATGTTGCCATCAGTATCAGAGCAATCGATGGTGATATTGTAATTGAAGCAAAGAGTGGTAATCTAACTCTTAAAGGTCAGAATATTGTTTTAGAAACAACTGATCCACAAGGTGGAATTGTAAACAAACCAGCAAAGGTATTTAAAGTTCAAGGACCTGAAGTTGATATCCAAACAACAAAAATGTTTGCTGGTGCCACTATGGATATGATGCTTTTCTCTAGTGAAATGACGTTGTTCTCTCAAGCAGGTCCACCAGAAATGGGAGATGGAACTGAACCAATTATTGGTCCTAGTATCTTTGATACAATTATGAATCTTGCTGATAGAGCAAAAATGTTCTTTGGTAGAGGGTTATAATGCCTAGATTTCCCTCTGTTCATACCGCAAAACTTGGAGTCGGAACTCCTGACTTTTCAAAAACATCTTTTGCTAACTTTACTTCTGCTGGTGTCCTTACAAATCCAGGTATCAGTCTCTTTGGGGGTGCTGTTCAGGCAGGGGTAATTCGTGCATGTGTGAGTATTGGACCTCCTGTAGCACTACCTGGTGTATCATTACCATTCTCCCTTGAGGTTGGAGGTATATCGAACTTCTTTGGTATCGTTAATGTCTACGGAAACATCAATCAGTTTGCATTGAAGACTGCTTTTGGTGCAAAGATTGCAAACTCTTTGTCACTAAAAAATGGTGTTGACTTGAAGAATGCAGTTAGTCTTGGTAATGGTGTTAAAGTTCAGAATGTTACTTTAGTTGCTTCGGGTGCTATTGCTTCTCCGTGGTTAGAAGGGCGTCTTGCTGCTGCAATGGCATCTCCACCTAAAGGATTTGATATGCACCACCCAACCAAAAAAGGTTGGAGATTGACACATATTTGTATTGAAGGTCCAGAAGCAGCGGTATACTTCCGAGGAAAATCTAGAACTGATGTTATTGAACTTCCAGAATATTGGAAAGGATTAGTTCATGAGGATTCAATTACAGTTAATCTGACCCCAGTGGGTTCCAATCAAAACTTATACATAAAGAGTATTTTTGATAATAAGATTGTTGTCGGAGGTGGAGCGCAAGTAAAAGGTGGCGAAAGAGAATATGATTTCCACTATACTGTTTATGGAGAACGCAAAGACGTAGATAAAATTATTGTAGAATATGAAGGAAAAATTGAAGATTATCCTGGAGAGGACCAAAGATCTATCGTTGGGTATCACTATGATTACAGAGAAGGAGTGAATGGATAATGGCAAAAGATAAAAGAAAGGGAAAGAAAAGAAAAAAACTTGTAAAGCAACTCAAAGAAAAAATTAATCTGAAGGTTGCAGAACGCACAGTGCTTCTAGAGCAACTTGCTCTTATGGATGCAAGAATTGATGAGGTAGATGAATTTATCGTTAAAATTGATAAAAAAATACCTCCTCTTGTTGATGAAATTAATAATGCGGCGGATGCAATTAAGGCAGCATACGCAGCAAGAGTTACTGCTGGATGCAGAAGTGATTTGGAATGGAAATTAGAATCAACTATTCAAAACAAAGCAACTCTGGGTGAAGAGATACAAACTTTTGTATGTTCAAAGATTTCACCAAATCATACTAATAAAACAGGAGTAAAGTATTACAGAAAGCAACAGAATCGAGACTATGGAACTAGTGTTGTAGCATCTTTCGTTGGTATTATTACTGCTGGTCATGATGTTATGGCGATTGTTAGTAATGACGATACTAGTGCTATTCAGATCGATGATGTACTAACAGATAGTTTTGTTCAACCAGAGACGTTTACTATTGGTGAACTGCCAAAAGTTGTAGGTTTTGGAACCACTACTGCTATCCAAAAAATAACTGAAATTGGTGGATTTATTTCAGCGGGATCTACAATCTTTGCTCAAACAGGCATCGGAACAACTTCATCAGCACAAGTTGGATTTCATTTGGAGTTGCCATCGCACTTCAATCCTGAGACAACAATCGTTGGATTTGGAGTGACTGAAATTACATTGAATTTAGAAACACCTGCAGCAGGAGTTTCGACCAATACATTGATGGAAGTTCCATCATTTATTTTAAGTCAAGCTGCAATTGCTACTCTGAATACCAGAACAAATGTTGATGTTGGAATTAAAAGTACATTCCCATCTCTTGAATTAGACACTCCTGCTAATCTTCCTGCATATAGATATAAGTTTGTTGCTTTTAGAGTTGATAAAGATGCCAATGACGAATATACTGATAAGTCAATTGATAGTGAATTTGATTATACCAAAAGTCCCATTGATCCCTTAGAGATCGGTTTAATTCGTAACTCCACAGTTGGATATGGCCATTCGATCAGACGTATTCAGAATGGAGATCCTGTTCCAGATGGTGGATCTGAATATTGGGAATCACAAAGATCAACTTCTTCTTTTAAAGTTCCTGGATTTGATGTTAAAGATGACCACCCAGAACCAGATGTTGGCGCTGGAAGAGCATCATATATTATAGGAACTTCTTCTTGGCCTATAATTATTAACAACACTGATGATGGACAAGGAGGATTCAATTACAGCAATGACTATGCAGTTGAAGGTCAGACAACCACTACCGGACTGGGAACTGCTGCTGGTTACTCAAACGTGACTCCAACTATACCTGCACCCACTAACTGTGCTGCACTTGATACTGCTATTGCTGATGCCATTACTAATCATCAGAATATACAAGACGCCAATAATCCAAAGATTGATAAGTATCTGAAGAAAACTAAAGTTCTGAGAAAACTTAGAGATGAAATGGAATTGGAAGCATGGGGTCTGTTGCAGGGTGCTGCATTCAATAGGGCAAAAATTGAAGACATGCTTAATGATACAAAAGAATTGGACGCAGAGGACTTTGAGGATTTTGATCCCGACTAGGGGTTGACACCTCAGTACTACCCTGGTATAATATACAGGTAATCAACAAACGACCCATGCAAATCAATCAAGAAGATCTGGTCGCACTCAAGCATCTCCAAGAGGACATGGCAGAGTATTTCTGTGATGAAAACTCTATCAGTGGTGAAACCTACTGGACATGCCTTGAGACTCTTGCAGAGATCAAATTGATGGAACTCAAAGGAGAAGTTGTTCTTACAGATTGATGCATTACCCTCCCGATCTCTACAAAGAAATTCTAGACTGCTACGAATATGAGACCAGAAACCCGACAATCTATGGAAATGTTATTCGCAGCGAAGTGGAATTTGCCAAAAGCAGCGGAGAACTGCAACCTAACAATGAAGGAAATGAAGATCACGTTCAATGAGTACTGTGTGTTTCATCCTCCAACTTATGATGAGTCAAACTGAAATTGACTTTTGATTTCAAAAAAGTCTAGAAAAAAATTCTGGGCCAAAATTCACCCAGAAACCTTTTTGCGAGTGTGGCGGAATCGGTAGACGCACCGGACTTAAAATCCGTTGAGCATTATGACTCGTGGGGG